TAACAGGTGGTAATACTGATTATTTTACATTTACACAATTTGGAAATTACATAATTGCTAGTAATGGTGTAGATGCACCTCAATATTATTTAATGGGTACATCAACTAACTTTGCAAATTTATCTGCAATTGCAACATCAGGTACTGTACCAGTATTTAAATGTTCAGGTGTCATAAGAGATTTTTTAGTAACAGGTAATCATGTTGGTGCATCTAATAGAATACAATGGTCAGGAATAAATGATATTACAACTTGGGCAGCTGGAACTAAACAATCAGACTTGCAAGACCTACCAGGATCAGGTGGACAAATAACTCATATTACTTCTGGAGAGATTTCATATATTTTTAGACAAAACCAAATAGTTCGTATGGACTATGTAGGTGGTGCAACAGTATTTAGACTATCAGTAATATCTCCAAATAGAGGAGCTGTATTAGGTAGAACTGTTTGCCAAGATAATCGTAGAGTCTTTTTCTATGCTGATGATGGATTTTTTGAACTGAATGGAGATCAAGTAGTTTCTATTGGTGCAGAAAAAGTAAATAGATTTTTTGATTTAGATTTAAACAAAGCATTTACAGACAGAATCTGTGCAGCAGTAGATCCTTTTAATCAATTAGCCATGTGGTTATATCCTTCTGCCAGTAATACATCTAATACTACTGGTATTTGTGATAAAGTAATTATTTACAATTATGCTACTCAAAAATGGAGTACAGCCGACACTAATGCAAGTTCTATATTTTCACAATTCGTTGGTGCTTACACAGTTGAATTAATGGATATTATTTCTGAAAACTTAGATAATATTAATATTGCATTAGATACTGACTTTTGGAATGGTGGACAAAGATATTTGGGTGCAATAGATAATAATTACAAAGCAGCTATATTCTCAGGTACTGAAAATGAAGGTACTATAGAAACTAGAGAAATGGAGTTGTTTCCAGGACATAGAAGTAGTATAACCAATGTCAGACCGATTGTGGATGCTACATCTACAGTAACTATCAAGACTAAAGAACGATTAGCTGATACAGCTACCGAATCTACATCTTCAACAATGGTTACAAGTGGAGATAATCCAGTAAGACAGTCTGGTAGATATTTTAAAATTAAAGTAATAACACCATCTGGATCAGTTTGGACTCATGCTCAAGGTGTTGATGTAATTGCTTCAAGAATTGGTTTGAGATGACGGAAAAAACTGATATAGATAATGTTAGATATAGTTTTGAAACACAAGAATTTTTTCAAAGACAAATTGAAGAAGCTATCAATACATTAATAAATGATAGAAACAAAGAAAGCGACAAGGCTTTCTCATGGTTTATAGGAGATTAAATGGCAGGTATAAAAGATTATTCAACAACACAATCAGATAACACTTCACTAAATGGTATTTCTACTGCGGAAGGAATGCTACCTTCAAATCTAAACAATGCAATCAGAGCATTGATGAAGAACACTAGAGATTTTTACAATGACGCACAATGGGTAGAGTATGGTGATGGTTCAGGTTCTTATACAGCAGCTTATGTAAGCGGAACTGCTTTTACTATTAATGGTGTTAATGTAACTTCAGAATATCATGCAGGTAGAAGAATAAAAGTTTATTTAGGAACTACTGCTGCATTTAGATATGGAACAATTTCAAGTTCATCTTTTTCTACAAACACAACTGTTAATGTAACATGGGATAGTGGATCATTAGCAAATGAAACTTTATCAGTTTATCTTGCAATACTTACAAAAACGAATGACTCTATACCTACAGGAATTTCGGCAACTAAAATTGCAGATGGAACAATTTCAGATACAGAATTTCAATATTTAAATGGTGTATCAAGTGCTATCCAAACTCAATTAGATGCTAAACAAGCAACTATTACAGGATCTGCAACTACTATTGACACAGAAAGTTTAACTGCAAACAGAGCTGTTATTTCTAATGGTTCACAAAAGATTGCAGTATCAGATGTAACCGATACTGAATTAGGATATTTAGATGGGGTTACAAGTGCAGTACAAACACAGATAGATTCAAAACAAGCAACAATAACTGGTGGTGCATCAACTATAGCATCATCTAACTTAACTGCTTCAAGAGCATTACAATCTAATGGTTCAGGTAAAGTAGAAGTTAGTGATGTTACAACAACTGAACTTGGTTATTTAGATGGTGTTACATCTGCAATTCAAACTCAGTTAGATGCAAAACAAACTAGTGATGCACAATTAACTGATATTGCTGGACTAACACCAACTGACAGTAATTTTATTGTTGGAGATGGATCAAATTTTGTAACAGAGTCTGGTGCTACTGCTAGAACTTCTTTAGGATTAGGTTCAATTGCAACACAAGCTGCAAACAATGTTTCAATATCTGGTGGAGCTGTAACAGGACTTGGATCTCCATCTGCTAGTTCAGATGCTGCTACTAAAAATTATGTAGATCAAGCTGTTGCTGGACTAAGAACTAGAACGATAGCCGAATGTGCTTCTACAGCAAATGTAAATTTATCAAATGGTTTAGAAGCAGGAGATTCTATTGATGGTGTTACCCTTGTTGCTGGTGATAGAGTTTTATTAAAAGATCAAACAGATGCTACTGAAAATGGATTATATTTAGCAGTATCAAGTGGTGCTGCATCAAGAGATCCAGAGCATGATAGTATTGCAGAATTATCTGGTGGAATGGTTGTAGTTAATCAAGGTTCAACAAATGATAATAAAATATTTTTATGTACTACTGATAATACTGGATCAGTAGGTTCAACTAATATTACTTATACTGTTATTACTCCATCTAATGTTGGAACAGTAACTTCAGTAGGAGTAGCAGACTCAGGTTCTTCAGAATTTACAGTAGCAAACTCACCAATTACTTCATCAGGTACAATTACACTAGCAGTCAATTCAATTGCTAATACTAAAATTACAGGATTAGGAACAGCTTCCACAAAAACTGTTGGAACTTCTGCAAACAATGTGGTACAACTTGATGGTTCTGCAAAATTACCTGCTGTAGATGGTAGTCAATTAACAAACATAGATGCAGCTTCAGCTGGATTTGCAGTTGCTATGGCAATTGCACTTTAATTAATAAAAGGAAAAAATAATGGCACAAGATTTTGAAAGAGTTTTAAAAACTAGCATAGGCACATCTGCTACTGAAATAAGAGCAGCAGCTAATAGTGATGACGCAATTATTGGTATGAGATTTGCTAATAAATCAGGTTCAGCTGTAACTGTAGATGCTACTGTTAAAAACTCAAGTACAAGTTATTATTTGATAAAAGATGCACCAATACCAGCTGGAGGTTCTTTGGAACTTATAGATGGTGGTTCAAAAGTAGTTCTACAATCAGGAGATAGTGTTGAAGCATTATCAGATACAGCAAGTGCTGTGGACTGCATTTTATCAGTAGTAGATTCAATTAGTACATAAGGATTATATAAATGAGTTATATTGGAAACCAACCAGCAGAAAGTTATAGTGCTTTTCAAAAGCAAGACTTCACTACAAGTGCAACTACTTCGTACACTTTAGATCATCCTGTTGCTAATCAGAATGAAATAGCTTTGTTTATTAATTTTGTTAGGCAAGAACCTACAACTGCTTATACTGCATCTGGTACAAGTTTAACTTTAACAAGTGCTACATCTGCAACAGATGATATGTACTGTGTGTTTTTAGGTAAAGCTGTTCAAACAGTAAATCCTCCAAGTGGTTCTGTTGGAAGTTCACAAGTTTCTGCTGACTTAATTACTGGTCAAACTGCTTTAGCATCTGAACCAGCTACAACAGATGAATTATTAATTAGTGATGCTGGAACATTAAAGAGAATAGATTACAGTTTAATTTCTAATAGACCAGCTTTTGAAGCAGTTTTATCTTCAGATCAAACTATTGCAGATAATGCAAAAGATAAAATTGAAGCAGATACAGAAATTCTTGATACTGATAGTTGTTATGATAACTCAACTAATTATCGTTTTACTCCAAACGTAGCTGGTAAATATTTTGTATATGCGTCTGTAATGTTTGATGATGATGCTGGAGATGTTAGACAAATTATTATTGAAATTCATAAAAATGGAAGTGTATTAAAAAGAGCAAATTTAAATTTTGATGAAAGCTCAACAGAAGAAGGAGAAGGTGGATCAGTTATTATAAATACTGTTGTAGATATGAATGGTTCATCTGATTATTTAGAACTTTTTGGTGAAGTAGATACTAATGATGGTGGAATTTGTAAAGCAAAAGGAACAGAAAGAAGATCAGGATTTGGAGCTTTCAAATTAATAGGAGTTTAATAAATTATGGCAATAACAAAAATACCAGCAGCTGGATTTTCAGACGCAGTAAATTTTAGAAACATCATCATCAATGGAGATATGAGCATTGCTCAAAGAGGAACTTCAACAGCTTCTATTACTGGAGATGGTTATTATACTGTAGATAGATTTAGTGTAGATTTAGCCACACTTGGAACTTGGACACAATCACAATCAACTGATGTTCCAACTGGTCAAGGTTTTGCTAAATCATTAAAAATGGATTGTACAACTGCTGATGGTTCTCCTGCTGGTGGAGATAAATTAATTTTTGAACATAAAATAGAAGGTCAAAATTTACAATATTTAAAAAAAGGAACTTCATCTGCTGAAAGTTTAACTTTATCATTTTGGGTTAAAACAAATAAAACTGGAACTTATACTTTAGAACTTTTAGATAATGATAATTCAAGAAGTTTTTCACAAACTTATACAGTATCATCTGCTGATACTTGGGAAAAGAAAACTATAACTTATGCTGGAGATACAACAGGTGCTTTTGGTAATGATAATGGTTCTTCTTTACAATGTAATTTTTGGTTAGGTGCTGGAAGTAATTTTACTTCTGGTACTTTTCAAAATTCTTGGGGTTCTAAAACTGCAGCAAACAGAGTTTCATCTTCACAAGTCAATCTTGCAGATAGCACATCAAACGAATGGTACATTACAGGAATACAATTAGAAGCTGGAACAACTGCTTCGGATTTTGAGTTCTTGCCACATGATGTAAATAAAAGAAGATGTCAGAGGTATTATCAACAAGTAGTTCAAAACAGTTATTTAGCAGGAGCTAGAGCTAATAACACATCTGCACTCTGGGGTATTAAATTTTTTACTGTAACTCCTTTAAGAGCTACACCAACTATTGATGCTGGAACTTATCAATATTATTATGGTGATGCTGGTAATGGTGCAATTTCAAGTTCAGTAACAGCAACAAGTGTTGTTACAGATGATTCAGGAGTAACTTCTAGAGCAGACAGTGGTTTCACTGGTTTAGAAGATAATGAACCAGTAATTCCAGTAGCAAATTCAACAATAGGGTATGATTCAGAATTATGATTATAAATGTTTATAATATAAAAGATAATAAAACCAATGAAATAGTTGGTTAC